AAATTATAAAATATTTTATGTATATTATTAAAAATAAAGAATCTAATGTAAATAGATGTGTAAATGAAATATTAATAAAAATGAGAGATTATTTATATGATATGATTGATAGTTATAATAATTCATTGATATTACATAAAATAAAAAATAAAGAACTAATATCTAAAGTTCAATTTAAATCTTTAAAATTTAATAATATTGAAAATAAATTAATAAAAAATTATAACTTGCCTGAAAATATAGAATATTATTTCAATAAATACAATATATTTTATAATGATAAATATCCAAATAGAGGTATAGAATTTGATATAACTAAAACAACTTTAATTATATCAACTAAATTTGATATAATTTATTATATACATTTAGCATTGATACAATATATAGTTTTAGATGTAATTTATAAAAAGCAAGGTGATATTTCATTAAATGAAATATCAACAGTAACAAAAATATCAATTGATAATTTAGAAGATAGTGTAAATAGTTTATTAAAAGTAAAATTAATTAAAAAAAAATCAAACATTGAAGATATTATATTATCAATAAATAATGAATTTACAATGAAAGATAATAAAATTTCAATAAGTTCCTTAATTATAAAAGATAAAGAATTTAAAAAAACAAAAGAATTATTACATGATAGACAAACAATTGTTTATTGCAATATTATTGATTTTATAAAAAAAAATTCTGTTATATATGAAGATACTATTATTGAACAACTTCAATTTAAAATACCATTTAATTTAACATCAATTATGATATCAAATGCTTTAGAAAATGCTTTAAATAATAATCATATTGAGAAAGTAATATTGACGAATAAATTTTGTGTAGATCAAATTGTATATAAATTAATTTAATAAAAATTGATATTTAGAATATATAAATTTATATAAAGAAAAGATGACCGGATATATAATTTATTCATTAAATTCTTTATTAAATCTGTATGGTATAATAAAAGTAGATTCTAGAATATTTAAGAAATTATGTAAAATTTTTATTCATAATAATTTTAAACAACAATTATCAAAGAAAATTATTAAAGAAAAATATCCAGAATTAAGAGATGGATTTGATGAAATAACAGATGGATTAGATGAATTAATAGACGTAATACCGATGTTAGAATTAAATAAGGATCAATTAGATAGATATTTAGAATTATATGACAATGAATCAGAAAAATTAGATGATTATTGTGAGATGTTATCGATAATAAAATATAATCAATTATCATTAAAAAAATATACAATTAATAAAAAATTGGATAATATTTTAGAATCATTAAGTGATTATTGGGATAATAATTATAATTTAAAATTAAATTATAATAAAGATTTTGTATTAAGAAGATTTAAAAATACAAATAAATATAGTAAAAATAATTTAGATTATTTAGAAGATTTAGTAAATGATAAAAATATATTAATCAGTGAAGAAAAATATTATATGAAACATAATAGTAATTTTAGTAATTCAGAGATATTATTAATTTATAATAATATTCCAAGTGATTATTTAAGATATTCATTTGTATGTAATTTATTAAGTACAAGGACCCATTGCCATTTAATATTAAATAATATTGATTTTTTAAAGTTATTAAAACCAATGTTTGAAAAATATAAAATTGTATTTAAATATTTAATTGGTTATAGTTGGTTATCATTAACTTTACAAGAAAAAAATAATAAATTTATAAATGATGATAGTTATTATATTTTAGATATTGATACTGCTAATAATTTACCTATTTTTCCATTTTCGTATGATGATATTAATCAAAATCCATATGCATGTGTTTTATTAGATAAAGAACTTATTAATCTAAAAAATAATTGTATGAGTTTAAATATGATGAAAAATTATGAAAAATATTATGGATTATGCGATTCATTAGAATTTAAAAGAAGATTAAATATATTTATAAACAGTAAAAATGAAGAAGGAATATTACAATATTTTGATTGGAATTCTTGTGTTATAACTGGTAGCACTATGACAGCATGTGGTATGAAATATAATCCATTAATTGACTTGTGTAAAATAAATATAAATGATCCTATATTAAGTGATATTGAATTAAATAATTTCTTTTTCCATTATTATGCTGATTCTGATGTTGATATTTTAGTTAAATATCGTGACATGTTTTCCAATATATCATTTTTAAGTGTTGTAGATGATTTAGTAGAAAAATTAAAAGAAAATGATTATAATATAAAAGTAAGTTCTGTAACAAATGCATCAATAATTATATCAGATGAATTTATTTGTTATGAATTAGATAATATTAAGAAAATATTAGAAAATAAAAATTTAAACATAAATAATTTCAAGAAGAATTATTTAGATAATATCAAAGTTAAAGAGTACTTTTATAATAAATATTATATTAATTGGAAGGATGAGCATTCAAAAATTATTAGTAATTTAGATAAATTAAATCATATTGTTTATGATGAATATAAAAATAAAGTTGATATTTCTAATTTTAGAATTATTCTTATGTCAATAAATTATCAATGTAAAAAATTAACATTTGAAAAATATATTTATTTGAACGATATTCACGATAATGAATTTGAATCTATAAATTTAACAAATAAATTAGTATGTAAGGTAACAGATAGTATTAGATATAAAATAGAAATACCAAATATACGAACATTAGAAATCTTTAAAGGAAGAAGTGAAAATTATATGTCGACAATTAATAGATTTCATATGGGATTTGTAAGAGCATATTGGAATGGTAAAACTGTTAAGTGTTTACCAAGTTATATTACATCAATGATGTTGCAATTATCAACTGATTACAATTATTTTTCATCAATTCGTGATCCAATTGAAATTATAAATAAATATAGATCACGCGGATTTGGAGTAATATTAAATAATAGTGAAAAAAATCATATGATAAAATATAATTGTACCAATAAAACAACAAATATTGATAATAAATGGTTATCAGTATTTTCACAAAAAAAATATGAAATGTTTGGACCTAGAAAAATAAATGATATTATATTTAAATATTCTAAAATAACTAAAAATTTTCCCGAAGATTGTTATCAATTAGTTAATAATGAAACGTGTATTTCGTTTGCTGAATCATTTGGTTTATTAAATGATCTTAAATTAAATTATTTATTAAATTATAAAACTATCTCTAATAATGGTTCAATTAATAAAATAACAAGATATCTATATAAAGATGCATATGATTGTATCAATACTTGATTTATATAAAAAAATTGAAATTTTAATTACTTGAATCACTTTTAAAAAAAATAATTACCAACAATACCAATCAAACCGTTCAAAAACCACCAAAGTACTAATTTTTTAGCGTAAAGATGCCACTCTGTCTCGATTGTTTGAGAGCACTCCCTTATGAGATTGCTTCCAAATGTGATGGTTCACATTGTACCGATTCATCTTCGAATCCTGATGCTCCTGTAGCTCCTGTAGCTCCTGTAAGTTCATGGGCTTCTGTTGCTTCTCAAGCTCCTGTAGCTCCTGAAGGTTCATGGGCTTCTATTGCTTCTCAAGCTCCTGTAGCTCCAGTAGCTCCTCAAGCTCCTGTAGTTTTTAGAATTACAAGTGCTTCCAAAGCCTCTGCAGCTTCACTCTCTGAAGCTAAATCTGACTCCCCAAAGAGACCTTGTTTCAACAAGTTTGGTCTCAAAGGACTTCCTGCAAACAGTTGTCCTTATCCTGATGATAAGTGTTTCAACTCACACGATCCATCAAGTGTTAAGGACTGTCTGTATTCCAATAATTGCAGAAATCGCAATGCCTGTACATTTAGGCATCCGTCTTTGTGTCTTCCTTGTCCTCCTCAAGACAAGACTTTAAAAAAGAAAAAAGTTGTTTCTTCAGAGTTTGAGGCACCTATACCATTCAATAATGGTTATGAGTGTCTATCCATTGATGAAGATGATGACCAACCAGTTGTGGAATCGGCTTCGCTACCAGTTGTGGAATCGGCTTCGCTACCAGTTGTGGAATCGGCTTCGCTACCAGTTGTGGAATCTTTCCAACCAGTTGTGGAATCTTTCCAACCAGTTGTGGAATCTTTCCAACCAGTTGAATCGGCTTTGCTGCCAACAACGGCATCTGATGAGGTTGATGAGTCTGATGAGACTGATGAAGTCAAGACTTTAGGTGTGTCAAGTCTCAATCTTAATTTAAATCAAGATTTTGATAGTTTGAGTATAACTGATCTACTTGATGTAGGAAATCAATTAATTCAAATTCAAGATAAATTGATTGAAGCCTTTTACTTTAAGATGTGTTATTCATCGAAAAATGATCTTAAAAGTATCCATGGATTGGATCATTTGGGGTGGGCTGATGCCGATAACGAAACTTGCGAGGAAATTGGAAGTGCAGATATTAATAAGATAGTTAAAATTTTGAGAAATCATAGGTCAAATTTGACCATTGACAGTAAATTAGAAAGTGCTTCTGTTCGAGCAAGTTCTCCTGTCAATATTGGCTACGGTGCACCAACAGTATCGATGTCAATGTAAACGTTTTTTATAAATTGTATATATTGTAAATACGAGTATTAATATTTGTAAAAACAATGCAACAATAATATCTGATTTGTAAATAATTTTATTGTATAAAAGAAGCTGAGTGTTATTAATTTTATTTAAAATAAAAAATTCATCAGAATAATTTTTATTATTTATATAAATATATGGAATAAAGCCAATACCATTATTTCCCCAAGTAATCCCCCATGAATTAATAAAAATAAAAGAATTAATATGATCATCATAGCCAATAATGACAATTGAATGACCACCTAATAAATAATCTATTTTTTCAGGTAATTTAATAATACCAGTTCTAATAGTTTTTTTAGAATGGAATGAATTAAAAATTTTAATTCCACAAATAACAGGATTATTGTTTAATAATTGTTCTTTAATATTATATCTTGTTATTTTTGTATAACTTAATAATTTACATTTATTTGCTAATTTTAATAATTTCTTATCAGGTATCTTATTAAAATTACTTGGAATATAATTATATATAAATTCAGGACAACACCCCTTTTTTTGTAACATTTTTAGTGATTCTATAATTGTGGAACCGCTATCATTATCTGAGTCTAATTCATTATTTTTATATTTAATTAAATAATATAAATATAAACTTGAAATTCTCATTTTAATAGTATTATTTTGTTTAAATGATAAATAATAATATATTGTTGAAATACAAATAGGTACACAACAATTTATATTCTGTTGATTAATTATCTCTGGAAAGTAATCTGGATATTTTTTATATATATTGTATTCTGTTGGAATTATTTTATTATAATTATCATCAAAATTAATATTATTATTTTCATTATTATTTTTAATATTTTTAATATTTTTAGATTTATTTTTAAAATTTTTATTATTTTTACTATTTTTACTATTTTTACTATTTTTAGTTTTATTAGTAAATTTCCATCCCATTCCATAATTAAAATTTATATCAATTTCATCATCATCTAAAATATTATTATTTATTTTATTATATTTTTCAATATAATACATTTTTATTTATACTATATTATATTAACAATTTATTTTTACTATGGTGAATAAAAGTTTAATATATATTTTAAGTAAAATTTATATATTATTTATAAAAATATTAGTATGATTAACAAAACTTGAAAGTATTATGACAAACTAAACAAGTTACGAAAGTAGTCATAGGTTCATCAGCACATCTAGTTTGCATTTGAGTAACACGAGATTTAGATTCACCACATCTACGACATTTATACGCATCAGAATAACTAATATTATTTTCTCTTTGTTCAATGTATTCTTTTTTTTTAATAAAATAATCCCATTTTTCAGGGTGTATTTGAGCCGGAGAAAGAAATGCTAGATGATTCGGATTAATTTTACCATTTAATAAATTTTTTTTTAAAGTTAAATTATTAATTCCATTAACATTTTTAAGATTTGATATAATATTATTAAATGTATCTAAATATATTGAAACAATATATCTTTTATCAAATTTATTATTTTGACAATAGATTAGAGTATATTCCAAAATACTTAATTCAATTTTAAGAGCTAAATCAATATTATTTAATATATTGCTTAATTCTAATTGTTTTTCAGGTCTATTAATATTTTCTTCTGCATATTGAATCCAAGCATCACTAATATCAATACTATTTTCTGTAATAAAATTATAATTTTTATGATTAAATGGGCTAATAATATTCATAATTTTGTTTATTTTTAATAATCATATTATAGTTTTAATTGATTTCAATTTTTTTAATTTGTAAATTCTTATTAATTTTTAGAATATAATAGTTAATATAAATAATTTGATTATCATAATCTTCAGATTGGTAAATATAATAAATTAGTTCATTTTTATAATCGATAACAAAAGCTTTACCATATGTATCAAAAATTTTAATATAAAAAGCTGATGATTTATTTGATTTTAATAATTTATTATTATCTTTATTAATATTATTATTAATATCATTATTAATATCATTATTAATATCATTATTAGTAATAATATCTGATATTGAATTAATAAAAACATCTATTGAAAAATCTTCAGTAGAAACATTATTAATACAAGTCAAATTAATTATTTTTAATATATCAATCATTTTAATAATTTTATTAATATCATTAGTATTAGATAATATAGAATCAAAATCAGGAATTTTATTAATATCATCTTTAATATGAATATTTGATATTATACTTCTACCAATTGCTATTATATTATATATTCCATTTAATTTAGTATTAATTAATTCAATATTAACTGAACCATTTTTTTTAGAATGTATATATCCATATTTTGATATAAATTTTCGATTCATGATACTATATTCAAATAATTCACTTATACTAGTACTAGAATCATTTTTTTCAAAATAATCTTCAAAAATTTTATTTATATTATGTAAAATTGCTAAATTATTACACATTCTTTTATTGAATTCTTTAATTTTAATACCATTATTACCATATTCCCAATAATATAGTTTCCTTTTTCTATCTTCTTTTAAAAAATTTTTTTTATCTTTTCCTAAATCATCTATTATATTTATTTTTATATTATTCTTATTTTTTATTTTTTCTTCATTATATTTAATTTCATTATCAGATATAATTTCATTATCAGATATAATTTCATTATCAGATATAATTTCATTATTAGATAT